GCAACGCCCAGAGCCCGGTCCGCAGGGCCCGGGCAATCTCCGGGTCGTACCGGGACACGAACGTCACGGACTCCCCGAACGTCTCGACCCCGCCGGGGGAGTTCCGGCGGCGGACCAGGCGGGCCGCCAGCATCACGGCCGCCTGGTACGTCTCGGCGTCCGGGGTGTAGGGCAGGGCGGCCAGCCGGTCGCCCACGATCACGCCGCGGACGTCGGCGGGCGTGGCCGTCGGGTACCCGTCGGGGCGGGCCCGCTGGACCTGCGGTTCCACCGCGGCCGCGCACCGGGTGACCAGGTCGTCGTCGGCGGTGTCCGCGGCCGCCAGGCGTAGCTGCGCCTTGACGTCGGCCACGTCCAGCCAGGTCGGGGTGTAGTCGGGCATGGGCTACGGGATTACCGGGGTGATCCCGACGGACACGATGCCCAGCGGGTCGTTCACCAGTTCCGCGGAGTACCCGAACACCCCGACGTCGATCCCGCCGTTGGCCAGGTCCACGGCCCGCACGGTGAACGGGTTGCCGCGGGGGGTGTACTGGGTGGCGGCCCGCCGGTCGCCTGCGATGACGGTCCCGGCGGGGACCGCGGGGGACTCGAACACCCGCAGGTTGTTCACGCTGGCCGACGTCCCGGACAGGTCCACGCTGGACGATGACGCGAGCCACCAGGGGGCGTCCGCGGTGGTGATCCCCAGGTACGCGGCGTAAAGGTCGGTGGCCAGGGCGATGAAATTGACCGACGCCCCGGCCAGTTTCAGGGTCTGCGCGGCCAGCGCCACCGCGCCGATGACGTCGGCGGCGGTGCCGCCGTCGGTGGCCTCGCTGATGATCAGGGCGCCGATCGCGGCGTCGAGTTTCTTGGCGTAGTCCTGGGACACCAGGGTCAGCCAGGTACGGATGACGGACTCGTCCCCGAAGTCCAGCCAGATGCGGTCGAAGTCGGCGCCGACCGCGTGCCGACCGGCGGTCACGGTGACCGGCCCGAACCCCAGGGCCCCGTCCGTCGGGATCGGTGCCTTATTCCCGGCGTACGGGCTGATCACCGGGCCGGGCGGGATGCGCTTCCAGCCGGTCAACGTCATCGCCGTCAGCGTGCCCGTGGTGATCGCGTTCGCCCAGTCCAGGGCCAGGTACTGCGGGGTCCACAGTTCGCCCAGCCACTGCGGGGGGGCGGTCGCGGCGGACCCGGTGGACACGGGGGTGACGTTGGCCAGGGCGGCGGTCAGGGCCGCGGCGGACCGGTCGGAATCCCGGAACTGGGCGGCGACCTGCGCGGCCGCGGCGTCCAGCGTCAACGCCTGGGCGGGGCGGCGGGCCGCGGTCAACGCCGCCGGGGCCCGGGCCGCCCGCGGCGCCGACGCAAAGGGGGGAGCGGGCGGCGCCGCGGCCGGGATCGGGGGGGCGGCCGGGTCCGGGTCGCCCAGTTCGGCGGCGATCCGGGCGTCGGAAAACGCGGGCAGCGGCACCAGGGCGATCGCCGCCAGGGCCGCGGTCACCAGTTCGCCGTCGTCGGTCAGTTCCACGTCTTCCAGTTCCACGGACAGGGCGTCCCGGGTGCCCTCCCGGGCTTCCAGCAGCGCGGCGTCCCCGTCCGGGGTCGCGGCGATGTGCAGCTCGGCGACCAGCCCGGCGGCGGTGTCGGTCAGGGCCGTCACGTACCCGACGGGGCGGGTCCGGTCGTGCCCGCTGAACACCTTCACCCGGCGCAGGTCGGACGGCCAGGTCACGGTCCCGGACGATGCCCGGACCAGCCCGGCGGACGTCCGGCCGTCGGCGGCGTAGGGCAGGGCCAGCCCGCGCAGCGTGCGGTCCCCGGCGGCCGCGGCCGCGGGCGGGGTGACCAGGGCGTCGGCGCAGACCAGGGACAGGCGGCGGCGGGTGGCCACATCACAGAGCACCAGCGGCACACGGCGGCGGGTCAGGGTTGCGGGCATGGCGGGGTGTGCCTTTCAGTCGGCGGTGGGCGCCCCGGTGGTCGGGGCGATAGACGTGGTCAGGCTGGACGTGTCGAACGCGGTGCGCTGCCCGGCCGGGACCACCGGGTCCATGGACAGGGCGGCGGCGATCGAGTCGGTGTAGCTGGACAGCCCGTAGTCCAGCCACTGCTGGTTGCGGGATTCGGGGTTCGAGTAGGTCAGGGTCGATCCGGTCGGTTCGGCGTCGATCATGGCGCCGGGCAGGTTCATATGGCGGGCCACGTCCAGCGCGGCCGCCTGACGGCCGCCGACCAGCAGTTCCCCGGAGTCCAGCCGGTATTCCGTGACTTCCAGCGCGGAGTTCGTGAACAGCACCCCGCGGTTGTCTTCCAGGGCCCGCCGGGTTTCCGCCACGATCGCGGCCCGCTCCGTCGCGTCCAGGGTGATCTCACTGGTTTGGTGCAGCCCGATACGGAACGGGGTCCGGGCCACGTCGGCGGCGGTGGTTTCCAGGGTGGACGCCGCCCGGATGGTGGACGCCCCGAACGTCAGCACGCCCTCATGCGGGCCCTGTATCAGGATCGCCCGGCCGTCGTCGAACGGGTGCCCGTCCTGGTCCACCAGGTGCCCGTCGGGGTTGACGTCCCAGGCGGCGTACGGGATGCGCACCGCCCGCCGCGGCCGGTTCTCCGGGTCGGCCGCGGTGACCAGCCACAGCGACCACCCGTAGAACAGCAGGTCGTCGGCGGTGCCCAGCATCCGCTGGAACGGTGACTGACCGGTGAACAGCCCGTACAGGGCCCGGGCGTCGTCGTCCAGGTCGCCCAGCTGGCCGTCGGTGCCGTAGCACCAGTAAGGCTGGTCCGGGACCGGGTCCGCGCCGCGGAGCACCCGCAGCGGCAGGGCCGCGACGGTGGCACAGATCAGGTGCCGGGACCGGGACACCGCCGGGACCTGCATCGCCTCGCCGCGGGTCATCGGGCGGGGGACCGCGTCCGGCCATATGTCCGGCACGACCACCCGTTCCAGGAACGAATCGTCCGCCCAGGGTGAAAGGGGTTGCGCGACCGGCACTGTCAGGGCCAGGGCGGCGGTGCGGCCCAGCCACCCGCCGATCACGGCGCGTCCACCAGGGCGGCCCGGTGGCCCCGCTGGGCGGCGGCGTCCCGGGCCCGCTTATCGGCGTGCACGGTCACCGCGTGCCGGTCAGCGACCGCGGCCGCGGCGTCCCGGGACGCCCGCGGCAGACCACGCCACGCGCACAGCGGGCACAGCGGCAGGAATGAGGCGTACCCGCAGTCCACCCGGGGGAATCTCTGCACACCCGGACCCTGGCACGGGTGTCTGACATTCCCGGCACCGGGGAATCACACCGGTGTGATCCGCGCTCGAGCGGCGCAACCTTTGGTTGCGCGTCGTCACCCGGCGTAGGCGACGGGCCGGACGGCGGCCGCGGGCCGGTGCGCGTCCCCGTACAGGGCCAGCGACGCGGCGATCAGCGGGGACACGTCCACGGTCGGGGTGCGCCGGGACCACGCCCAGCCATCCCCGACGGTGCGCCGTGCGGCGGCCGCGACCGCGGCGTCCAGCTGAGGTTCGCCGCGGTGCGCGATGCTCCGGGCCGTCACCGCGTCCAGCAGCAGCGCGCAGGCGGTCGTGTACTGGCGGGGGGTGACGGCCAGCACCCAGTCCCGCCCGGCCAGGGCGTCGGTCACGGTGGACGCGGGCCCGGTGCCGCCGTCCAGCACCGCCGATCCGCCGTGCAGGGCGTGCAGTTCGACCAGGCGGCCCGCAACCCAGTCCGTGCCGGGGGCGTGTTCGATCACTTCCAGGGTCGGGGTCCCCGCGGTGTCCGGCCAGCAGGCCACCACGGCGGCCGCCGACCGGTCCACCGCCACATCAGCACCGAACACCGGGGCGGTTCCATCCCGGGGTGTTCCGTCACGGTGACGTATCGCGGCCCAGTCGGCGGCCGGGATGACCGTTTCGAGGGTGCTGGTCCACCGGTTCCCGTACGCCCGGGCGTACTCCCCGGGGGTGTCGGCCATGATCCCCGCCTGGTCGGCCAGGAACGCCCGGTCGATCGTCCGGCCGACCGCGGGGTGCGCGGCCGCCACCGCGTCCAGGTCCAGCGGGTCCGCGTCGTCGGGCAGGGCCCATTCCAGGTACGTCACGGCCGGGTCGGCGGCCCGGCCGCGGGCCACCAGCGGCCGCAGCCAGGTTGAGTCCGCGGTCCCGGCGGTGGACACGATCACGACCTGGGCGCCGGGCCGGGTCGCCTGGGTGGGCCCGATCGCCTGCATCAGTTCGGCGCCGCGCAGGGCGTCGAACTTCCAGGCTTCGTCCACGATGACCAGGTCGGACTGCATCGAGTGCAGGGCGTCCTTCGTCGGCGGGAACGGCCGGAACGTGGACCCGTTCGGGAAGACCAGCCGCTCCGTGCCGTTGGTGTACTTCGCCTGGACGCGGTGCCGCAGCGGGGACGACGGGCCGGTCAGTTCCTCCGCGAGTTCGCCCCATTTCTCCCGGGCGTACTGGCCGTTCTGCGCGGTGTACCACACCCGGCGGCGGGGCGGACCGAACAGACACCGGTCCAGGGCCTCCGCGAGCAGCCAGGTCGTTTTGCCCGCCTGCCGTTGAATGGTGATCACGGTGAACGCCCGGGTGCGGGTGCCGGTGCCGTCGTGTTCGTTGAGCAGGTCGGCGGCGATCTGCTGCCAGGGCATCAGCGGGCGGCCCAGGACGGCCGCGGACAGCCTGGCCACCCGCGGCCCGAACGTGGCGACGCCCGGGCGGCGGGCGGTGGCGAACCTAGGCGCCGGGGACGGCGGGGCGACCGTGGTCATCGGCCGCTATCTCCCGGAGCAGCGTCTCAAACGTGTCATCGGCCGGGGCGGACGGCAGCAGGTCCCGATAGGCGGCCCGGAACTCCGCGGTGATCATCACGAACCCGCGGTACTGGCGGCCGCCGATCGCCCAGTCGATCCGGTCGGCCAGGGACTGCACGACCAGGGCCAGCACCGGGTCCGCGTCCGGTTCGTCGGCCAGCCGGGCGTCCAGCAGGCGGCGCAGCGGCCCGGCCGGGCCGGGCAGGGCGGCGAACAGGGGATCGGTCAC